TTATTTATCTTCTACGAAGAAAGAACAGTCATCATTTTCTGCAAGGATTTCTCCCCGCGGGGAAATGCGGATTTCTGTTTCTTCATACGGGACAGGCTCGCCGTAATCGCTCTCGTAAGAGCTGATATTCTTGACATAATCAGGATCTAAATCTTCTTTTGCTTCTTCTGCAGTCGGAGCATCCACTGTTTCGTCCATCGTATAAAATTCGCTCCAGTCCCCATCTTTGAAATGCCGGACTTCGATTTTATAAGTGCGAACATGGTTGATTTCTTTGAGCTCGTCCACATTCGCGCCGCCGTTTTCATAGCAGTCTACGATTTTTTCAGCTTCCTCGTCTGTCAGGGGCGCGCAGTCCCAGCAGTAATAATCGGAGCCGCCGTCCACGTAACCTTTAAGTTCCTCGATACGTTCAGCGTGCGTGCCGTTGTCACGCGCCGGCGCCTCCAGTGCGGTATCAGTCCAAGCATCATAAATATCCCAGAGTGTCATAATAAAATCTCCTTTCAGATCATAAAACCAACCTAATAATATTATACTCATTGATCGCGTTAATTTTAGTCAATTATGTCTCCGCATTCACAATATAGCATGAAATAACCGTGTTTGCAACTGCAAAAACTCAATATCGAAATACAAAAATGAGTTGACTAACTCAAAAATGCGAGTATAATATGAGTTAGCAAAAGCAAAGTGCAGCAAATAAATGAGTGTACGCAACAGGGAGGAAATACCATGACAATCAACGAAATGAAAGAAACCGCACTGGACAAAGTTTTCGAGGCCTACCTGGATGCTTCGAGAGCCCTTCGCAAAGGCCAGCTGGCCGACGGCGATAGATACCACCGCCAGGCATTCACGATGGCGGAAGCCTACCAGGCTATCGGGCTGATGAGTTCACGCGATAGACTGCGCCTCGAAATCAAGGCCGAAACACAGGCCATCAAGGAATGGCGCGAAGGCCGCCTTCAGTAACAAGGACAAGAAGCCCACCGCCCGCCACACGGCGGGCTGTGGGTGGTGAGGGGGTAAGGATACCCTGAGGATCCACCTCGCCCGCAGTGGGCGAATATCGGAAGGAGAAAGGAGGTGATCCCGATGATGGAGCAAGAAAGAACAATCACGGAGCGGAGAACGTACTGGGAAAACATTGCCAGGAAGACTAGCCGCGTACATGTCACGGACTTCGAGATGGGCGTCCTTTATGGAATGTCCATGAAGGTAGACATCGAGCGTGCACAGAAGGAAAGCGAGAAAAGGGATGCTTGACTGACATCACTCGAAAGAGTGATGAATGACAGCGAAAGGAGGTCCAAATGAAGGTGTTGAAAGATCCCGTCCAGGCGCTTCAAGTCATGGACGCGAAAATTGACGAGCTTCGCAATAGTCGCAAGAAATTATTCACCGAGGCGGAGGGGAAAGAAGCCTCGGTGATTAGCGGGCAGGAGACAGCGATCATCCGCATCGCGGTGTACATTCGCCATGCGATCAAGCACCATGGCTGTTTCGGAGCGGAAGACATGGCGTGTGTCCATAAATACGCTGACGACGCCAAAGAAGAAGCCAACAAGTACTACAGTAATCCCCGAGTTAATTGGTTCGTGAAAGGCCTCGCCGAGGGCGCCGCATGGGCGTGCGTGGGGATCGAAGTTAGGATGGAGGAGCCATGACGAACCGGGAAGAAATCGTCGGGAGCGTAGGCGTATGGCCCTTGAAGCTCCTGGCAAAGCGGTGGGTCTGCTCAGACGCAGCCATTCGCGACAGAGAAAAAGCCGGGCTCTTGAAGAGGTGCCGGGGAGTGCCCGGCGTATGCTATACCGCCGCATCCGTCGCAGAATGCGAGGGATGGGACGGGAACCAGAATCCCATGAGCCCGTTCGAGCGCCGCAAGCTCGAGACGCGGATTCGCGAGCTCGAGAAGCAGCTCGCTAGCTATGAGGACCAATTCTATTTCTTGGCCGATGCCCTGGAACGGGCAAGGACCAGTATCGAGAGAAGGGAGAAACAGCGTGGAAAAGAGCGTGCGTAAGTATAAGGTAAAATTCACGGTCGAGGAGACGGAGGAGCATCGCTTGACGGTCAAAATGAACGCAAGTCCATTCCTCCGTACTGAACATATCATGTCGATCGCCGGATCCATCATGGAGAACATTGCAAAAAGCAACAACGTCCCGATCGAAACTGTACTGGTAGACTTCTGCAAGGGCACCCTCGCCATGCACGAAAACGTCCGGCTGGTGGAGCAGCGGAACATCCTGAAAGGAGATTAGCATGAGAAAGATAGGCGCAGCCCTGTATGGGCTGGTAGCGGGAGTAAACATCCTGCTGGGGGCGTACATCCTCGCCACTCCGGCACCGGAGAAGGAAATGGTGACGTATGAGGTCGAGGTCGAATCTGGGGATACGGTATACGACATCGTGTCCCGCATCGCGACCGCAGACGACGATGTGAACGAGCTTGCATGGCAGGTTATTCAGGATAACCACATCGAGGACTGCGCCAATTTGCGGCCGGGCACGGTGCTCACCATCACCGTTCCCCGGATCATCTCAGACAAATGAAAAGTGCCCGACTAAGCACAGTTCGGGCACTTTCCATATAGATTTCGGGTAGCTCCAGTCTCGGAGCTACCCCTAGTATAACAGATTAGGAGGAAGAACACAATGAAACCGACACTGATTTTGAGAGCTGACGCCCCGAGAGAAGAATGGGAGCGTGTGCGCGGAATGGGGATCGGAGGCAGCGACTGCGGCTCGGTACTTGGGCTCAATCCGTACAAGAGTGCTTACACACTCGCTGCGGAGAAGATCGGCATGATCCCGCCGGCAGACCTTTCCGGCAATGCGAAGGTATGGTTCGGCACCCAGCTCGAGCCTGTCGTCGCCACCCGCTTCGAGGTGGTAACCGGAAAGAAGGTGCACAAGAGAGGAACCTTGCAGGATCCGGATCACCCGTACATGTTGGCTAATATCGACCGCTGGGTGGTCGGGGAGAATGCGGGCCTTGAAATCAAGACCGCCGACTATCACATGAGGGACGCATGGGGTGATCCAGACGATCCGAAGGATAGCCGGGTGCCGGATGCCTACTACTGCCAGTGCATGCACTATATGGCAGTCACCGGTGCCGACTACTGGTACATTGCCGCCCTCATTGGAGGCAACGATTTCAGGCTGAAACGCATCGAACGCAACGAGGATGACATCGCCTATATCCGGGAAAAAGAAGAAGATTTCTGGAGCCTTGTACAGGCGAAAAAACTGCCGCCGCTGGATGCTACAAATTCCACAGCTTCCACCCTGCTGAAACTGCATAATTATTCAAACGGAGAGGCTATCGACCTCGGGCCGGATGCATTGACCGCTATCCAGAATTACCAGGCATGCAAGCGCCGCGAAAAGGAGCTGAAAGAGGGAGAGCAGGAAGCCAAGAACCTCCTGATGTCGATCCTCGGCGATAACGAAGTCGGCACCGTCACCGATGGGGAAGGCAAGGTGCATAAAGTCACATGGAAGAGCCAGACCCGCGAAAGTATCTCGGTGGCCAAGCTGAAGAAGCAGGATCCGGCCAGCTATGAAGCACTGAAGGCCATCGGCCTCATCACCACCACCAGCACCCGCGTCATGCGGATTTAATTTTCCCAAGGAGGAACCATCATGGATGCAAGAAAAGGAATTGTCGCAACAAGAAACGAAATGGCCGCGCAGCAGCAGGAACGGCCATCCATCCCGAAACTGCTGAACAACACGCTCGACAACAGCGGCTATAAACGCCGCTTCGATGAACTCCTCGGCAAGCGCGCCCCGCAGTTTGTCAGCTCGCTCGCTGCCCTCATCAACAGCACCCCGCAGGTGCTCGCCATCTTCCAGAATAACCCGGTGGCGATCATCCAGTCCGCTCTGAAGGCAGCGGCGTATGACCTCCCGATCGAGCCATCCCTTGGGTATGCCTACATCCTGCCCTTTGGACAGACGGCGACCTTCGTACTTGGCTACAAGGGCATGGTGCAGCTGGCACTTCGCACCGGGCTTTACATGCGCCTCAATGCTGTCGACGTCAGAGAGGGAGAGCTTATCAGCTATGACCGCCTGACGGAGGACATCGAATTCCGCTGGGAAGCAGATAATGCGAAACGCGCCAAGATCCCGGTCAGCGGATACGCGGCCTTCTATCGCCTGAAGAATGGCATGGAGAAGACGCTCTTCATGACCAAGGCGGAGATCGATGCCCACGAGCTCGCCAACCGGAAGGGGAGAAGCCAGAATCCGGTATGGAGAAACCACTATGACGAGATGGCCAAGAAGACCGTCCTTCGCCGCCTGCTCTCCAAGTGGGGCATCATGAGCATCAACTACCTGGACGCCTCTCCGGCGGATCAGGAAGTCATGCGCAACATGGCTGAGGGCACTCTGGACGATACCGAGATGCCACAGGATCGCACCATCGAAAATTCGCCGAATTTGGCCCCTGTGAGCCCCGCGGAGCCTTCGGAGGCTATCACTATACCCTGGGAGCAGGGAAACGCACAGGAAGGCCAAAATCAGGCCGTTTCTGGCGAAGCTGTGAATGGAGGTGAGGGGAAATGACCGAAGAACAGGAAAACATGGTCAAGGCGAAGCTCGCAGAAATCGCAGACGCCATCCCCGAATGCAAAGGGGCGGTCTTCGCTATCAGCACCGGAAATGACGGTGAAGTAGGGGACGTGACGGTATTTAAGAGCGCCGGAGCCAAGGAGCTGGTGAATCTTTTTGACAATATCGCCGCGCAGGTGGCTATCACCCTCGCTATGGAGACCACGCCGGAGAAGGTAGTAGAACTCATTCGGAGCTATGGGGATGCTGCCCCGCTCGTACTCACATACGGATTTCTGACTACCATCCGGGCTGGTCTGGCGAAATGCCTTGACGCTGCGAAGAAGGAGCAGCTGGACGAAAGCCTGAAGGAGGTGATCCACGGTGGACATTAAGACTCTTCAAAATCTCCTGCACACCAAGGGCGTCGTGGTCTACATGGCGCACCCCTTCGGTGGCAGCTACGAGAATCAGATCCGCGCCCGGAACCTCGCCCGCTCGCTCACCAAGGAATACCCGGAGGTGACATTCATCAATCCGCTCGACAACTTCATCTACATGGACCGCCGGAGCGAAGAAGAAATCCTGGCCGCTGAGAGATGCATCCTGGCCAAGTGCGAGCTGCTGCTCCTGACTGGGCGGTGGAGAGAAAGCCGCGGATGCCGCAGCGAGAAAAACTATGCACAAACCCAAGGCATACCTATTGCCCAGTTGAACGAAGACCGCACCCTGCGCTGGGTGGGATGGGAGAAATCATGACACAAGAAGAAATGAACCGCCTTGTGGCGACAAAAATCAAAGAAATCAAGGCCCTGAATCCGTTCTCATCATGCAGTGCTTCTCGCACTGCATGATGAGAACGGAAGCGCGGTTTGCGCAGCGGGGGATGATGTCAATGGACTTGCAAGCGCGTTCCTGGCTCTTGCCAGCTCAGTCGCTATCCCCTTCGTCAAACATTGCGACAAGGACCATACAGCAAAGGTGAATGAGCACCCGAAGGATCCCGCGAACAAAACCACCTACCTGTTTCTGGTATACCTGACCGCCCTTGTCGCCAAGAACGCCGGGATTGACTGGGTCACCCACGTTCGTATGGCCATGGACGCTGACGGACTGGGACTGAAATAGGAGGAACCATGGAAGGATACGTCAAGCTCTCCCGCCGCCTGCTCTCATCGGACATCTGGTTCAAGCCGCCCCTCTACCTGAAGGTGTGGATCTACCTGCTCTGCCAGGCATCCCATCAGGACTATGGGACGCTGCGCCGCGGGCAGCTTGTGACTTCCATTCCACAGATCCAAGAGGCTCTCAGCTACAAAGCTGGTTTCATCACCAAGCAACCGACTTACAAGGAAATACGGCAAGTTTTGGACTACATGCGCAGGAAACAGCCGATAAAATCAATGCACGGCAATGGGTGGGGCAAATGGCAGAGCTCGCGGCAGGGCACTTCGCAGGGCACATCCGATCCCATGATAATTGCCAAGAAGATAAAGGACGGAATGCTAGTCACCATCGTGAAATATGGACAGTATCAAGAAGGTAGTGATAGTGAGTGGCCAAGAGAAGCAAGGGCAGACGGCAGGGCAAATCCAAGGGCAAATGGCACTTCGAGGGAAGGGCAAAACCTTATAGATAACAAGAATGATAACAAGAAGGATCACAAGAAATATCCTAATACCCTTAGTGTGAATAGTACCAGGGGATCCACGGATTTTGGCAGCGTTGAAAATTGGAAGGACAAGCCAAAGACGCCGGAGGACTTCTGGAATACAGGGAGGAAGAAATGAGCAAATTCAAAAACGTATTTCCTGCCAAGGATGGGGTGAAGAAAGCACTGGCCGACTTCACGGCAGCCTGGAGCAGCGACTACCTGAAGGTGGATGATGAGAATTCGAAGCAGGTGGCGATCGCCAGAGCCATGAAGGCGCAGGAGAAGATCGCTCGATCGGGGATCCCGAAGAGGTATCGCTGGTGTACCTTTCAGGCGATCGCAGAAAGAGGCGTACCGGCAAAGCTGGCGGAGAATTTCGCGGTGGCCAAGGCGTATGCCCTGGACCTTGAGAACCAGATGCAGGCAGGGCATGGCCTTCTGATGACCGGACCATGTGGCCAGCTGAAGACGACGATGGCTTGCGCGATCGCGCTTGCAGCCATCAAGAAGCACAAGTCGGTTTTCTTCGTATCGATGCCGGAGCTCTTGACAAAACTTCTGCAGGATCCGCAGGATGGCACATTTCTCTCAAAGATCCGAGACAGGGATGTTGTCATCTTGGATGATCTCGGGATGGAGTACCAGTCCAAGAAGAGCGACTGGATGAAGGGGCAGGTGGATGCCATCATCACCCATCGCTACAACGAGCTGAAGCCGACCATCATCACCACGAATCTGGACGCTGACCAGATCATCAAGCGCTATGATACCCGTTTCTTTGACCGTCTCCGGGATAGCTGCTACGCAGTGATTTCCGGCGGGGATTCAGTCAGAGGGACATTGAACACGGAGGAGGCAGAATGAACGACTGCTATTTCATGGGAAACCTTGGCCGCGATCCGGTGGTCAAGTGTACACAGACGGGCAAGACGTATGCCCGCTTCTCGATCGGATGCAGCGAGAAGTGGGGCGACAAGGAAATCACCAACTGGGTGAATGTGGTGTGCTGGGACAATGTGGCGCAGGCGGTAGGGGGCTATCTCACCAAGGGCAAGCTGGTCATGGTGAAGGGTCGCTGGACATCCCGGAAGTACACGGACCAGAAGACCGGGGAGGTGAAGTACATCACCGAGCTGAATGCGCAGGTCGTATCCCTCCCGATCGGGCTGGGTAAGCAGGCAGCGGGAGCGCCTCCGCCGGATCAGCATCCCTGCGGGGCTGCCGGATTCAGTCAGTTTGGTAGCCCGACGCCGCAGCAGGAGCAGCCGAGTATGTTTCCGGAAGGAAGCGGTCAGCTTTCCGGGCAGGGGATGCAGCCCCCGGATGACTACCCATTTTGACCGCAGGAGGCAAAATGCCCTTGGCTAGAAGGAGCAAAACGGCTGAGGATTGCGAATTTAGGGGGCAGGAGCCCGAGGAAGGGTGGCGGACGGGTAAGTTTATATCCGAAGGCCTCGAAGGCCTGTAGAGGCCAAAATTCGCGAAATTTGAATTTCAAGGTATTCAGAGTCTGACCGATGACGGGACGGGAGCGAATGGCGACAAGGCAAGAGATGAATGGATATTCAGAGAATGACGAATAAATAAACACTCTAGCCAAGGTCGAGCACCTGTCTAGTGAGGGTTAGGTGGATAGGAGGAATTGGCAGGTATGGACATTGTATTATTTGGAGCCGGGTGCATAATACTGGGCGCCGTAATCGGAGCCTCTGTCGGCTTGCTGGTGCTTGCGCTCTGCTACGCAGCGAAGAGGGGAGATCGGCATGACGAAGAATGAGATGAGAAATCTGGAAGCAATCCGGTACATGTTGGAGATGCAGCGTTGCAGGTGCTTCCTGAAAGAATGGCCAAGAGTCGTGCGGAAGAAGACGACGCGCGAGGATTCTTGGGGGATTTCACCTAATGTGAAGCGCAACTGCCGCTGGCGCAAGCTGGTGCGCGCGGCTATGTGGTGGAACGGGTGCAAATGGAGAAAATGGAGGAAAGAGCATGGCTATCAACAGTAAGGCGAAGGGGAAACGCGGCGAGCTCGCCTGGTGCCGATTCTGTGGGGAATTCGGGTATACCGTCCGCCGCACGGCGCAGTTCTGTGGTAACAATGAGGCGGGGGCTGCGGACTGTATCGGCATCCGCGGGATCCATCAGGAGGTCAAGTTTGTCGAGCATCTGAATATCCAGGACGCCATGGATCAGAGCATCCGCGACGCCCGGAAGGCGATGAAGAATGAGGTGCCGATCGTGGCACATAAGCGCAGCAACTGCGAGTGGCTGGTCACTATGCGGGCCTGCGATTTCCTGAAGCTCTATAAGGATCGAGAGTCCGAGCTCGTACTGCAGGACCTCGCGACTGCGAAATGTCTGGAAGAAATCGGAAAGGTGAAGAAAGAATGATTGTAATCAAAACAGAAACAGGATCCATCATTACGGATCCGAAGGAGATTTGCGTTGGGCGGGATCTCAAAGGCGACTACTATGTGCTTGCGGACGTGTCGGACTCCGATCGAGTGAAGCAGGTCAAGCTGACGGCGCTGCCGCATGATGCGGGAGCGCTCTTCCAGGTAGTAGACGACATGTATGACTATATCGAGGTGGGGCTGGGTCAAGGACAGTGCCGGAACGTATGCCTTGAGATGAGCCAAATCGTCAAACTGCGGTGCAAGACACAGTAACGGGCAGTAAATCACGGCTATTCACACTTTATTCACAATGAGGAGATATCATGAAGGACATCGGGCGGTTGATGAGAGAGAAACGGGAAGCGTGGGAGCTGGCGGAGGAGCGTTATCAGCAGCTGCTCGCTCTGGAAGCGACCGGCAACATCAAAAGCCCGCCTATGTCCGGCATGCCTTCCGGCGGAGGGGATGGAGATAAGACCTATAAGCTGCTGGACGACATCGAACGTGCCAGGCAGCGCGCCGTATCCCTTCGGAAGGAATACATGCTGGCAAGGAATGTGCTGCTCGCACGGCTTCGCAGAGAGTTCGAGGATCCGCGTGATTTCAAAATCATCTGGCAGTATGTCATAGAGGGCGAAAGCGTACAGAACGTCAGCCGATGGAACGAAACCACTCCAAATAACGTGTACAAACTCAAATCAAAGTACAAAAAAGTGCTTGAGGCAGAAAAATATTTGTGATATGATATACTCAGCGAAAGCTATAGAGAGCTGTCGATCTCACTATAGTTTTCCTCCTTATTACATCTCTTTGAGTTGTACCGGGAAAAGGATCGGAATGGATGAGCCGATCCTTTTTTCGTGCCTGTTTTTAGGAGAATGCAATGGAATACAGAATGAAAGCAGCGCCGAGAACGGTCGCACCAGATGGTGCGGCTGTTTTTTGTCGCTATGATGAGCTGGCTAAAGCCGGAGTGTCCTTATAGTGAGGAGGTGCCCCGGTGCGAAAGACAACTGAATTGGCGTGGGAACGCCAGCCCGGGGAGAGTGAAGAAGCCTACGAGGCGTTCACTGACTACTATAAGAATCCCAAGCGCAGCCAGAAGAAGACGGCGAAAGCCGTCGGGAAGTCGGAGGCGCTGATCTATCGATGGAGCGTCCGCTGGCATTGGAGCGAGCGAGCCCGGGAGTATGACAACGCCCTTGTTCGTGAAGAATACACGGCCACGCTGGATGAAATACGAAAGATGAACAAGGCGCAGGCCGCTATCGGGCTCCTGCTGCAGAAGAAAGGGCAGGAGGCATTGGAAAAGCTGAATCTGAAAAAGATGAGCGCGAAGGATCTCTTGCAATTCCTGATTCAGGGCACGACTATCGAGCGTCGGGCGCGCCTGTCGGATGTGTCTATTCAAAACAAGAAGAAGGCGCAGGAGGAGAGCAGTACTGAGTACGCGGATGACGGACTTTCTGCAGCACTGGAAACGGCCGCGAAGAAAGCGTGGAAGCAATGAGGACGATCATACAGCCTGTGATTCGGTTCGAGAAATTCTCCATGAAGCAGCTGAAGGCTTTCACCTGGTGGTGCAAGGAGTCACCCTATAGCGAGTACAACGGCATCATAGCTGACGGCTCTATCCGAGCGGGCAAGACGGTCGCTATGGCTATTAGCTATATCCTATGGGCGATGTCTACCTACGACCGGCAGAATTTCGCCATGTGCGGAAAGACGGTCGGCGCTTTCCGCCGGAACGTCTGGAACTGGTTGAAACCGGTGCTGCAGGCGCGGCACTACACGATCAGTGAATCACACTCCAGCAATACGATCATTTTAGACGATGGCCGTCGGGTAAACTATTTCTATATCTTCGGCGGTCGAGACGAATCCTCGCAGGATCTGATTCAGGGCATGACGCTTGCCGGTGTCTACTGCGATGAAGTCGCCCTGATGCCGGAGTCCTTTGTCAATCAGGCGACTGGCCGCTGCAGCATCCCGGGGGCGAAGATATGGTTCAACTGCAATCCTGAGAGCCCGATGCACTGGTTTCTGAAGAACTGGATCGAGAAGCAGGAAGAGAAGCGGATGCTGCACCTGCATTTCACCATGGAGGATAACCCATCGCTCACGCCTGACGTGCGGCATCGCTACGAGACACAGTACGGCAAGGGTGGAGTGTTCTACGAGCGCTTCATCCTTGGCCTGTGGGTGATGGCGCAGGGAGCCATCTACAAGGACGCATGGAGCGATGAGCTCTATATCGATAAAGAGAAGAGAGACTGGATCTATTTGAACCGGCACCGCTTCCGCAGGTATATAGCAATCGACTACGGCACTGTAAACCCGATGGTGTTCCTGGACATTTGGGATGACGGAGACACCTCCTACGTGCTTCGAGAGTATTACTGGAACAGCCGGGAGGATGGGAAGTATGAGAAAGACAACAGCCAGTACGGCGATGATCTCATGGCTTTCGTGGGGGATATTGATTACCCTCCTACTGCTGTCATTGTCGATCCGTCGGCCGAATCCTTCAAAATCGAGATGCGGAACCGTGGCCTACGTTCGAAGGCGACCGTCGACACCATCAATGCAGACAACAGCGTGCTCGAAGGCATTCGCGCCGTCAATAAGCTATTGACGCGCAGGAAGATCCGTTTCTACCGGCCGGACTGCCCCATGACCATACAGGAAATGACATCCTACTGCTGGGACGATAAAGCCATCCAGCAGAGTGGAAAGGAACGGCCGTTGAAGGTCAGGGACCACGCGCCGGATGCATTAAGGTATTACGTAAACACTATTATTCGTTCGAGGAGGCTTGCTCATGCGTAAGCAGCGGAAAAGAAGAATCACACCGGCCAAGCCGCAGGCCATCAAGGCGAGCGCGCGGGACGCATTCAGCAATGCGCTGGCGCGTCTGGGGACGGGGACGCCTAATCTCATGGAGGGGACGACCTACTCCCTCAACCGTCTCACGCGCGACTATGGCCTGCTGAATGCTCTGTACCGCGAGCACTGGATCATCCGGCAGATCATCGACATCATTCCGTCGGACATGCTGAAGAACTGGATCACGCTCACGACAGAGGTCAGCCCGAATCTGCTGAAGAAGGTCGATCTGGAACTGCGCAAGACGCAGCTGATCCAAAAACTGAAGCAGGGTCTCCAGTGGGGACGCCTCTTCGGCGGGGCGATCGGGCTCATGATCATCAAAGGGCAGGGCTATGACCTGTCCCGGCCGCTCGACCTTCGGCTCATGGTGCCGGGGGATTTCTGCGGGCTCATGGTATTCGACCGGTGGAACAGCGTAGATCCGTCTATCGAGCTGGTGGAAGACGTCTCGGATCCGGAATTCGGACTGCCGAACTACTACACCATCACAGATAACACGAATGGTGCCATGTACAAGGTACACCACAGCCGCCTCCTGCGCTTCACCGGCGACGACCTGCCCTACTGGGAATCACAGGCCGAGCAGCAGTGGGGCGCGTCCGTCATTGAATCCATTTTCGACGAGCTGAAAAAGCGCGACAATGTATCCTGGAACATCGCCCAGCTGACCTTCATGGCCAGCCTGCGCGTGTTGAAGATGGCCGACATGGGGCAGATGCTTGCGGCGACGGATGAGCAGACGAAGGCGGAGCTCTACCGCACCATTCAGGCGCAGAACTGGCTCATGTCCAACATGGGCCTGCAGATCATCGACGCCGGGGACGATATGCAGAGCCACCAGTACACCTTTGGCGGTATCTCTGACACCTACAAGCAATTCATGATGGACGTGGCAGGCGCTGCCCGCATCCCGGCGACCAAGCTCTTCGGCCGCTCGCCGGAGGGCATGAATGCTACAGGGGAGAGCGACCTTCGCAACTACTACGATATGATCGCCCAGGAGCAGGAAGCGAAGCTCCGCCCGATCCTGAACAAGCTGCTTCCGGTGCTGTGTATGTCCGTCTTCGGCGCCGTGCCGGATGACCTCGATTTTGAATTCGATCCCGTATCCGAGCCATCGGATCAGGAGCGGGCCGATCTTGCCAAGTGCGGCACAGATAACATTGTCACGGCCTACAACGCCGGCCTCATCAGCCAGCGAACCGCGCTTCGAGAAATGAAGCAGCAGAGCAGCCGTACCGGTACATGGACGAACATCACCGACGAGGAAATCATGAATGCGTCGGATGAAATCGAGCCGCAGGGCGAGATGGGAGGATTCCCTGGCATGGGCGGCGAGGAAGACGGCTCTGGAGGCCCGGATTTGGGCCAGACAGGCCGCGGCGGGGAGGAGGGCGATAAACCACCCGAGGCTCCCGGAAAGCCGCCACAGGCGCCAAGATCCGTAGGGGATAGCGATTGGGAAGAAGACAAACACCCGCGCGATGGAGATGGCAAGTTTACTTCTGGCGGCGTTGGCGGAAAGGAAAGTGATTCACCAAGTAAGAAAAAAGCACCGAAGTATACCAAAGAAGAAGGGTATAAAAATCAGATTGGTGAAGCGTTACCCGGAGAACACCATGGATATGAAGCCATTAAGGAATTAGTAAAGTATCAAAGTGGATATGTTCCGGCTGCATTTAGCAGAAGCGATATCGGCGACATTGCACTTCCGTGGGGTGATGATTTCATGGGGCTGAAACACATCATCCAAGAACGAGCATCACAAGGAGTAAGTATGCAAGATTTTCTTCCGCAGTTAACTGATATCATTCAACAGGGGAATTTAACTGCTAGGAATGGGAGATTTTATATATCAAAAGACCATTATACAGCAGTCGTATCTCCGACATATTTTGACGATGCATTTACATTTTTGCTAACTGGATGGGATGATAATGTTCCGAAGCATACAAAAAAGCACTGAGGCGTCAGAAGCATGTACACTAATCTGACATTACTAAGCGGACAGACCAGATTGCTCCGCTAACCTAAGTGCTTTTCTTGGCTTCATTATATTCCTGGGGAAATAAGAAATCAAGAAGCAAAAAAGGAGCGGCAGGAAGGGCGCACTGTTTGGTAATTAAAACGATTTAGTAAGACCGCAGCCGCGGTCTTTTTTAGTGCACGAAAGGAGTTTGCGGTATGAGGATCGTGAAATGTCTGCGAAATTTAGCACGAGCGCTCGACTGGGCGAAGGATCCTGATCCCAGCCATTGGAAAACCATCAATGGCGCTAAGGTGCATTTGGACGAAAATGGCAATTATGATGGTGGCGCCGGTGGGAGATTCAACGGAAAGCATCACTATGGGTCAGGGTACAAGGGAAAACAGCCCGCGCCGCCGAGACGTTCTGCTATTATGAAAAATCTGGCAAATAGCATCAAAACACAAGCTGTACCGCCACGCCCGAAGACGTCCAGAAGGAAAGGAACGATTAGTGATCGCTTTATTGATTTTATCAAACATCAAATCAGCATCGACTTGTCGAAATACAGAGACAGGGAATATGAACGGAGAGGACATGTAAATGTCTTAATCCAGCAGATGCCTAAAAAGGAAAAAATGGAGTTCTACCGATTTGCCAGCCAACACAAAGATGATTTTACTGTGTTGGAAAATGGTGGACTGGGCATAGCTATTGTCCCGAAAAAGGATGGGCGCTGGAACAAATAAAAGAAAGGGGGGTGAATGATGAGCTGGAAACGAACAAACCTGTTAATCTTGCTGGCTCGCGCCTTAGACTGGGCGAAAGATCCCGATCCGAATCACTGGAAGACGATCAATGGATCGCATGTCCACCTGGATAAGAACGGAAACTATGACGGCGGCGCGGGGAGCAAATTCAATGGCCGTCACCACTATGGTCCGGGCTGGAAGCAGAAGTCTGCTCTGGTGAATCGGCTAGCGGCTGCGCTTCACACTGGCGTCAATCAGAAAAATGTCGCCCCGCAGGAGACAAATAGTGGACAGGGAACGGCGAATGGTGGTAATCTGAATACGGAAGAGCCGACAGACATAAAAGGATGGGCAAAGAAGCTATCCAACTTAGGCGTTTCTGCAAACTTTGGGAATATGGACGAAAACGTTGGATGCAAAAATCTAAAAGAGGTGCATTCAATACTAACGTCAATCCCCAAAGTTACTGAATTTGCCAAGAGAAAAGGAATTTCATTAATTAGTAAACCACTGGGCCGAGCTCACGGAAATACCCGTTTTTATTGTATGGCAGGTGCGATAAACATCAATATTGACAGCACGTCACATAAAGATGAAGCGCAGATAAAGCAACGGGTAAGAAGGTATGCTGAAGAAAATTTCAAAATGCCTTGCTCCCCGGAACATGCAGTGCATTATACGGAATCGCACGAGATGGGGCACGCAATTCAAGCGATTGCTGTTTATAGTAGAATTCCCAATACTACGTATTTTACTTGCAAACACGATTTTAAGGCGGAAACAGTTAAAATTAAGCGAGAGATTATAAAGTGCGCCAAAGAATTAGATCCTAAAGTGAACACAAGAACCTTTAAGCGGTTTATGTCAGAATATGGGCAAACTGATCCTCGAGAGTTCTTTGCAGAATGTTTCGCAAATTATAGATGTGGTGAACCAAATATCATGGGACGCGCCATTGGGTTATGGTTAGAAAGGTGGCAAAAAGAATGAAATATCCGCCAATGAGAGATGATGTTTTAGAAGAAATTATGGTGGATTCAGAATATCGACCTTATTTTTATAAAAATAAAGAATGGTATTATTATGATGATGACGATGAAGAGTATTCCGTCAAACTGACCTCAAAAGCTCCGGCGAAAGCAAGAGAAAGCTATCGAGTGTATAGAGGCTATTATGATGAAAGATTAAAAGCCAATGTAATCGGCTATGTCCCGCCTGAACTGGCTATGTAGTTCATTTGATGAGGGGGCTGACGTGTATGCTAAGTGAAGGTTCTATCTGGTACAAGCATGAACCTACTGACAAAATCTGGTGGAAGGATGATGACAGTATAGGTAGTTTCGTGTTCAGCTTCGACCGAGTTCATGAATTCAATATGTTTCAGGACTATCCCGAGAAGCTGACAAAGGAACAGAAAGCTATTTTTGATGCTGAGAATCCATATTGGAGAGACTATTTCCTTGGAAAAGCATAATGGCAAGGAGTAAAAATGTATACAGACAGATTCAAGCCGCGGCGATCGGTAGAGAAACGGTATGCCGCGGCGATCAACCGGATCATGGAAGGACTGCGAAGGCGCCTCACGGGTGCCAGCAGTCCTTTTCAAATGCTCCAGGTGCTGCGCGGCTTCGCGAGGTCGCCGACTCTGGATAAGGCCGCCCGCGAGGCAGCAGGCTCTATGGCTACCAGTCTCTTCTACGATGGGGCACGGAGCTGGCGTGAGGCCGCCAGACGCGGCTCCCGGGGTAGGGCTATATATTTACTCCTGAAGAAGGAGCGAGCCCACAGGAGCGAAATCAGCGCGATCGTGGAGCAAAATTCTAAGCTCATCAAGTCCATGACATCGAGGGTGGCCAGCAAGGTCGCCCACGAGATGGACAGGGGGCAGATGGAAGGGAAGCGGCCGGAGGAGCTGATGCATCAGGTGCTGGCGCGTTGGCCACAGCTGACGCGTTCGCACGCGCTGCTCATTGCCCGCACGGAGTCCTCGAAGGCGACCACTGCCTTGACGCGCGTCCGGGCAGAAAGCGCGGGGCTTTCGTGGTATGTCTGGAAGACGAGCAAGGATGCCCGGGTGCGAAGCTCGCACAGCCACATGGATGACGTCATCTGCAGCTGGAAAGACCCGCCGTCTCCCGAGAAGCTCCTTCATCAGAAGGACTATGGGCATTATGCCCCCGGGGAGATATTCAACTGCCGCTGCTATCCGGCTCCTCTCTTGGACTATGGGGACGTGTCGTGGCCGCATAAGGTATACCTGAACGGCCGCATCCGTATGATGACGCTGGCGGCATTCAAAAAACTGAATGGAGGAGGCAGCCTATGAGGGCATACTTCGGGAGCCGTATCTCCGACCATATGATTCGCACCCCGGAAGGGTATCTGGTCTGCAAGGATGTGCCGATCGCGCGCACCGGCATCCAGAATTACCGCGGGATGGAATTTGGAGGAACGGATCCCAATAAAATCTATAACATAGAGCGCCCGGAAGCTGAGGTGTTCAGCAAGGCAGCGCTCGCATCATTTGAAGGAAAGCCCGTGGTGGATGAACACCCGACAGAAGACGTGAAACCCGGGAATGTACTTCAGTATTTAAAGGGCACCTGCCGCAACGTACACCGCGGCGAGGGTGCCCTTTCTGATTGCATCGTTGCCGACCTCATTATCTATGACAACGATATGATCCGAAAAATTGAGGATGGAAAGCGCGACGTGTCCTGCGGGTATGACTGCCTGTGGGAGCCGAAAGATAAGGATACCTACATACAGCGGGAGATCCGCGGCAATCATGTAGCTGTCGTCAATCGAGGCCGCGCTGGGCACAGAGTTTCTATTCGTGATTCCAAAGAAGGAGGAATGAAAAGTATGAGTACTAAGAGAAACAGTCTCTGGGGACGTGTGCTGGCGGCCTTCGCCCGCGATGAGAATACCACCCCGGAAGACCTGGAAGCGGCGTCCAAGTTGAATCCGCAGGCGCGTGATGAAGGTGAGGGGGGGAAGGAACGTCCGATGCCGCAGCCAGCCCCACAGCCGCAGGCGGAAGAGAAACCGACCTTTGATGCATCTGAGATGAATGATCGTCTCTCTCGCATCGAAGACGCGCTACGCGAGATGTCGGGCGGTAGAGAGAATCGCCAGGAAGTAGAACCCGCCCCGGAACCAGCACGCGAAGAAGGGAATGCGTTGGATGAGCTTGAGCAGCACCTGCGTGGCCAGACTCCGCAGCCCTATTCCCAGAAAGAGGATGCTGTAGAGAAGCCGCCTCGCGATATCAATACGGCCAACGGGGAAGCCAATGACGATGATGAGGAAGATTTCATCGAAGCCGAGCAGGGAGATCAGGATGAGCAGCAGGCTGCCAGAGACGCGGCATTGGATATCATCGACGGGCTGAAGCCTCTCATTGCGCAGCTCCCATCCGTCCAGCGGAAGAGAGCTGCCGATTCTATGGCCATGCTGCTCCGTGCTAACCTGCCGGATCGCCAGTATGCCGGCCTCATGCGTGCGCAGCAGAATGGACACAGCGCTCGCGATTCTGATCCGATGATGGACGATGAAGAGTACGGCCGCATGATCCGCGACAAGTATAATCCGCATTATAAGAAAGACTAAGGAGGACATCACCATGAGTGGTAAAGCAATTGGTATTTCTATGAATTACGGGTTCCCAGGCACCTATGCCCGAACCCCAGACCTGATTACTACGTCCCGCCAGCTGAAGGCAGGTTCTGCTGATGTGCCGTTCGGCGCTTGCCTGCAGGCGAATGACGACAACACCTACTCCCCGATCGGCGCTGATTTCACAGCGGCAAAGTTCGGCGGCGTAGCACTTCGCGTCATTAAGCAGGCGGTGGCCTATGATGATCAGAATCACACCGCATACCACGAAAAGGACATGATCAATGCCCTGAACCGCGGTGCCGTCGTCGTGACCTGCAACAATGGCACTCCGACTGCTGGCGGCAAGGTATACGTCCGCATCAAGAAGAACACTTCCGTCGTGGATGGTGTGATCGGCGGATTCGAAGCGGCGGCAGATGGTGAAAACTCCATCCTGCTCCCGAATGTCCAGTGGACGAACGGCTATGTAGACGCGAACGGCGTGGCAGAAATCACCATTCTGACCCGTGCGAACGCCTGATTATGCAAAGGAGGATAACTGATTATGGGTAATGGAGTTTCTTTTTTCACTCCTAACAAGGAAATGGCCGGCCGTGCCAGCATGGCCATGATGCAGGGCGGCCGTCAGGTATACGGCATGCCGGGCGCTTTCTACGGAAAAGGCTTCGACTCCGCCGTGGCTTCCGGTATGGCCTACATCACCGGCGAGCTCGAAAAGATGGACCCGAAAGTCCGTGAACCGCTCACCAGTGTTACCTGGCAGCGAGACATGGTGGCCAAGACAGGCGGCGGATGGGTAGAATACACCTCCACCTACAACGTGGACTACGGCACCACGGGACCGAATGACCTCTCTATCGTAGGCACTGCGTCCAATACGATCCCCGTCATGCAGGTCAGCACAGAAAAGAATCTGTACAAAGTATTCACTTGGATGCACATGATGCGCATCAACTTCGTGGATATGGCGAAGGCCAAGCAGATCGGCCGCAGCTTGGAAGACATGCTGAATAAAGGCATCCGCCTCAACTACAACAAGTCTCTGGATATGAACGTCTACAAAGGCTTCGAGAAGCTGGGCACCACAGGCCTTGTAAATGATCCGAATGTCGTGGTCGCAACGGCAGACGCCGGCGCATCCGGCAAGGCGACCTGGAAAGACAAGACCCCGGACGAAATTCTGGACGACATCAACCAGGCGATCACTGCCGCATGGGTGGCTTCCGAGTACGATCTCGACGGTATGCCAAATCATATCCTGATCCCGCCGCAGCAGTACACGCTGCTCGTAACCCGCAAGGTTTCCGAAGCCGGCAACTGCTCGCTTCTGGAATACCTGATGAATAACAACATCGCGAAGAATCAGGGACGTTCGATTTCCATCTATCCTTCCCGTTGGTGCATCAAGGCCGGTGCCGGTCAGACCGACCGCATGGTAGCGTATGTGAACGATGAGGACAAGGTCAACTTCGACATCACCGTGCCGATCACCCGTGCCATGTCCTCCCCGAACCTCTCCGCCGCTGCCTACGATACCCTCTACGCAGCGCAGATTGGTCAGGTGAAGTTCAACTACTACCAGCCGGTCCGCTACATCGACGGCATCTGATTTCTATTACCGGAGGAAACCATGCTTATTATTTCCAAGAGAAGGTTTATGTTCAAAAACGTCATCGGTGGTTCCTTCATCACCAAGGGCGGTGGCATTCTGGAGGAATCGCCGGACTGGATCCGCGAAACCTTCCTCTATGACCTCGCCCTCTCTGATGGAGACATCATCGAGGTCAAAGGCAGCGGCAGCGACAAAGATGCTGAAGTGGCTGTAGCCAAGGCCAAAAGAACATGCGCCAAGAAGGCGGAAGTATCCGCTGAAGGTGAACCTGCAGAATAGAGGTGACTGTCAATGATCGGGATTGTTTCGCAGGCTTCGAACATCAAGAAAGAAGAGCACCCGGAGTACACCAAGGAGACGTTCCTTCTGTTGTACCCGCAGTTTAGAGGCGTGCTTCCGGATGCGGCGCTGGACATGTACGTAGACCTCGGGCTGTCCTGTGTCAATTACAAGCGCTTTAACCGGATGTGGAAGACGGCGATCGGGCTATTCATCGCCCACTTCTGTACCCTGTACCTGCAGTCTATGCAGCCTGAGGGGGCGGATGCCTCGCAGGTGCTGGCGTCTGCTTCCTCGGCCGGCATGGTCACCAGCGAGAGCGCTGACGGCGTATCCTACTCAAGGGACGGATCGGCGCTCAATGACCTGAATGGCTGGGCGGCCTTCAAGATGACGACGTTCGGCGTGCAGTTCGCCACCATGGCGAAACTCGTAGGGAGAGGCGGGATGTATGTATGGTGAAGGTAAAAGTGGAACACAAGGAGTACAACGGCGGCATCGCCGGTCTCTTTGCACGTCTGCGCGGCCTGCAGAAACGGCATATCTATGTCGGTATTCCGCAGGCCGCGAACAGCCGTAAAGGTGGGGAGATCGGCAATGCGGATCTCCTCTACATTCACACCCACGGCATTCGCCGCCGTCCCATGATCGAAGAAATGGATCAGAACATGGCTCGAGGGATCAAGTATTCTGCAGCCTTTTCTCTCTATATCCAGTCTCACGGCTCGCCTCTCTGGCACTCGCCTCCTCGTCCGGTCATCGAACCGGCGCTTGCGGCCAACAAGGTCAGGATCGCAGCCGAATTTAAAAAGATATATCAGGCCACGGCATCCGCCGATGGCGATGGGGTGGAGCGTGCCATTACGAGGACGGGACTTCTCGCGCAGAATGTATGCCGCGAGTGGTTCGAGGATCCGAGGAATAACTGGCCAGCCAATTCTCCTGCCACCATCGCTCGAAAGAAGAGCGATAAGCCTTTGATTGATACCGGCGCGATGCGAAAGGCCATTACCTATGTGGTTAGGAGTGATTGACTATGATTAACCTGGCCACAGTGATACACTCGCCGATGCTCTCGCAGGGCATCACTATCAAGCGGTCCTCCGGTATGTGGGAAGATGGGGATTTCGTCTCTGACACGACTCCCCCATCGACCCTTCATTTACGCGGAATCGTGACGGTAGCAAGTGCTCGAGACCTCAGCATGGTTCCGGAAGGCGACCGGCAGTCTGGCGCTATGAAGGTGCTGACAACGGAGCGCCTGTACGTGACGGGTGAGATCAATGATTCTTCGAATTTTTCTGACATTCTCATATGGCGCGGAGAGGAGTACCGTATCTATTCAGTCACTCCCGACGCGGACTATGGATTCTATAGATCAATCGCTATGAGAGTACTTGGGGAGGTGCCTGATGCCTAACCTTACACGGCAGGAAATCATGCGGCTATTCTACAGAGCGACCATGGCCGCGATCGGGGAGGATCCGGATAAAAAGTACAGGACCTTAAAGCCGCCTGTTCGTCTGACTTACAGCACCTTTGGAAAGCCTGACTGGACGGTGAACGATGATGTCATTTTTCTTACGTTCCATGATGCGGGAGGTGATGAGACCACCCAGCCGATCCATGAGGTATGGGAAGACGCCGGGCGGGATCTCATCCGCCGGCATTATATGAACCGTGTGCTGCAGATTTCTTTCACGGCCTATGGGCCGAATGGATATGATCATCTTCTGGAGGTCAAACATGCCTTCCTTGACGGCTCCGACGTACTGCGGAAAGCCGGCATCATGATCATCCCATCTGCAGAGACACCGCAGTACGTTCCCGAGAATTACCAAAATATGTGGTGGGACAGGGCAGACCTGACACTCCGCTTCAACTATCTCATGCGTTGGGATGAGGACGTGAAGGCCATCGAGAAGGTGCCGGTGACTATCCACGCCAATCCGCCCGGCGAATTGCACCGCGTCCAGACGGACAGCGGCATTATCATCAAGAAAGGATAAAACATGCAGCTTGATTTAAAAACAATCGTCAATGTGAAGGTCAATCTGGCCTCTCGCTCGGCTGCCAGAAAAGGTTTCAATGTGGCGCTAATCCTTGGCCCTAGCACGGCCATCAGCACAGGCGAACGCGTCAAAATCTACACTAGCGTTTCCGCCATGCTGCAGGATGGATTCACTACGGATAATCCGGAATACACGGCAGCGTCTCTGTATTTCTCTGCGACGTCCAGCCCGACCAAGCTGGCCGTCGGCGTCAAGGGTGAAGAAGAATCATTCCTCGATGCAGCCAAGGCCTGCCGCGAAAAGAATGGGGAATGGTATGTACTGATCCCGCTCGAAGCCAAAGACGCTGATATCCTGCAGCTGGCAGAGTGGGCAGAGGCGGCCAGCCCGGACACACTCCTCGCGTATACCACCTCCGATGATTCGAACCTGTCGAACACCGTAACCGGTGACGTGGGCGAGCAGACCGACGCCATTTTCAAGCGCCTGAAGGAGAAGAATTACCGCCGATCCTTCGGTATGTACAGCGGCACCAGTCATGCCGTCGCTGCCGTCATGGGCTATGCAATGGGACAGAACACCGGTCTCAATAATTCCGCGTTCACGCTCGCCTACAAGAAACTGCCTGGCGTCGTGACGGATGACCTGTCTGAAACGCAGGTGCAGTATGTGTGCGGGGATAGCGAGACTGCAGGCGTGAACGGCAATGTGTATGTGCGCCGCTCGGATGCCTATGACGTCCTTCAGGAAGGATGCATGGCGGATGGCACGTACTTCGACGAAGTGCTGAACCTCGACATGCTGAAGAATGAAATCGTGCTGTCGGTCATGGATCTCCTGACCAGCCAGCCGAAGATTCCTGATACGGAGCCAGGCGTAAACAGCATCGTGGCAGTCATCAATACCGCCTGCGAGAAATTCGTCAATTCCGGATTCATCGCACCGGGCGTATGGAATGGCGGCACTGTGCTCACCCTGAAGAATGGCACAACACTCGATGCAGGCTATATCGTCCTCTCCGAGCCGGTCGCCGACCAGTCGCAGGCCGATCGCGATGCGCGCAAGGCACCGCCGATCTACGTATGCATCAAGACTTCCGGGGCTATTCATTATGTAACCATTGCGGTTAACGTCAATCGCTAGGGAGGTGAAAAAGTATGAATGGAACTTTAACTACCTACTCCTTCTCGGACGTGGTCGGATCTATCCATTGCGGTTTAATGGAGGACTACATATTTACCGGGAAAGGCGTGGGATCGATTACGATCTCTAAGTCGACGGAGCGCACCGTGCATGACATTGCGGCCGACGGATCTGTCATGGTATCCAAGGTGCCGGGCAACAACGGCACGGTCATTATCGAGGTGCAGCAGTCCAGTCCGCTTAATGAATGGCTGTATGCATGGTTCCAGAAATTATGGAATTCTCCCACCTCTAAGTGGGCCAGCACCACCATCTTGATCCGAAACGGACATCTGAGGCGTACCCACGTCTGCGTCGGAGTGTCTCCATCTAAGGAATCTGACTCGACTTACCAGGCGCAGGGCAACCGCGTGACGTGGAATCTCATGTGTGCAGACATCGTGAATAACCCGATCTAATGTGATGCATTTTTAATACCGGAGGAACCATAATGCTGAAACAGAAGACAAAAGTGATCGAAGCGGGCGGCGCTAAATACCGTCTGGGCAAAATGGACGCCCGCTCGGCATCCTATCTGGCCATGAAAGCGGCAGCGGTGATCGCGCCGTCCCTTTCTAACGTCAAGGGCATGAATAAGCAGGATGCCATCAAGGCCGCGGCCAATGCCCTGCCGTCCATGCCCCGCGAGGAATTCGATGAAATCCAGACCATGCTGCTCCGCACCGTCGTGAAGCTGGTCGAGACGAATGGCGTGGATATGCCTGTGCCGGTCATCAAGGCGGACGGATCGTTTACCGATGAGGATCTCTGCTATGATGCCGTGACGGTCATGCAGCTCTCAGCGCAGGCACTGATGTTCAATATCGGCGATTTTTTTCAAGGGGCCGGCCTGATCCAGAAACCGGCCAAGTAATAATGCCCTTCGAACCATACACCTATCCGACCATCGACGCCTTCGCGTATGCGCCGGTGGCCGCCGGTATGTGGCGACAGCATGAAGTGTTTGATGGGACATATGACTTTGATGATTTACTCGACGCGCATGAAATCATGGCAGTAAAAGCCATCAATGCCAAGAGAGCCCAGGAAGCGGCAGAAAGGAGAAATCGATGAATCCAGTCGAAACGATGGGCGAGTACCTGGTCAAACTGTCTGCTGACATTGATACCAATTCCTTTAATGCCGCCATGGCTGCTCTGAATCAGCTCATGAACGCCCTGAAGAACATAAAGGGACTCGCGGCGGCGGCCGCGGCAGTGACGGGATTCGCGGCGATCGGCAAAGCGGCCATTGACACCATCAAGAGCGTGGCCGCGGCCGATATGCAGTTCAAGCGGCTGGCGAATCAGATGTGGATCACCAAGGACAGCGCCAAGGCACTCTCTACGGCCATGAAGGTCATGGGTGTGTCCGAGGAAGACCTGGCATGGATCCCGGAGCTTCGCGAGCAGTTCTTTCGTCTCCGAAGTGAGATGAATCAGCTGGCCACGCCGATCGATGCCGATCGGCAGCTGAAATGGATCCGAGAAATCGGATATGACATCCAGTCTCTGCAGGTGAAGCTGAAGATGCTGAAGGAGTGGGTAGCCTACTACCTCATCAAATACCTGCAGCCATTCATCAAGGAATTTCAACAGTTTATCCAGTGGCTGAATGATAAGCTCGGGAAGAACATGCCGCAGATCGCGAAGAAAATCGCGGAGTTTCTAGGGCACGTCGTGTCCGTCGGGCTGAGTGCACTCAAAGTATTGAAGTCGGTCATCGGAACCGTCTATCGCTTTATCGACGGCCTCCCTGCGAATGTGAAAAAGTGGGGAGCGATCTTTGCGACGGTCGGTGCCTTTATCATGGCCGGTCCTTTTGGGAAATTCCTGATCGCGATCAGCGGGGCTCTGCTGCTCCTTGAGGACTTCGTCTACTACATGAATGGGTGGAAGTCGTCTAAGACGCTTGCACCCGTGTGGGAGAAGCTGCTGAATTTCTTAGAGGGAGACACGCTCTCTACCATCGCAGGCTCCATCAAGGAAATCTTGAAAGTCGTCGCGGACGGCCTCGATTACATCGTGACCAAATTCGTGGAAGGCATTGACTGGGACGGCATCCTTGCATCCTGGTCAGACGGTCTATCCGAGCTGAAGGACGGTGTTGGCGAGTTATTCGATGCCATCGCCGACCTTTTCGACACCATCACCAAGAACACCGACGAGAAGGCGAAGTCTCGCCAGCGCTCTTTCTGGACGTCCATCGGTCAATTCATCTCATGGGCATTGAAAGACCTCGGCCGCATGGCTGGGATGGTCGGGAAGCTCATCGCTTCCATCGCGCTGTGCCTTCGCGGCGATTTTGTAGGGGCGGCCAAGCTACTAGGCGTCGTCGTTCAGTCGGCGGCTAAGAACAGTCCATGGGGGCGTGTCCTGAGTGGTGTATTTGGATCCTCGGCGGATGAGAAAGCAAATACAGCCGCCGCGATGAACATACTCACGAAGGACGGCGGCTTCACGAAAGAGGCTGCGGCCGCAGCCATTGGGAATTTCTCGGCGGAGTCGAATGTAGATCCGAATAACGTGCAGAAGGGAACACAGGAAGAAAAGGAAATCTACCTGCGCCGCCTTCTCAATGGAGATATGAGCCGGGAGGAATTCGTAAACGACGGTGTCGGATTTGGTCTGGCGCAGTGGACGGATGCAGCCCGGAAAGGCGATCTATACGATTTCGCGATCGAGCAGGGGCGGCCCATCAATGACCTGCGCCTGCAGCTGGCTTTCTTTATGAAGGAGCTCGAGGAAAAGTACGGCGATCTGTACCAGAGCATGAAGACGACGGATGACGTCGATAGCATGACGCGCCGCCTGCTTCATGAGTATGAAAGTCCGGAGGATCAAGGTTATGGCGCGCAGGTGGATCGTGCAAGCAGGGCGCAGAGTGCCTACGACAACAATTTTGTAAGCGCTTCGTCCTTTGCGGTCAATCCAAGCAGCTACGCAGCGACCACTGGTGCTGGCAGTAATGGATTCGTGCAGACCAGCTATAGCAGCAGCGGCGGCAGCAACATTTCCTTCGGCGATATCCACGTGAATGTCACGAATAGCAATGCCTCAGCCAGGGACATTGGGAACGCCGTCGCCGATGCCATTTCTACGAGGTATCAGAGAGGGGTGCTGGTATGAATATCTTAGGATCACTGGGCGGCGGCGCGCAGCTCGGCCTTGGAAACCTCACCGGCATGACGCTCGGGAACCTCAATGCGGTGCTGATCGGCGGGACGGCCACGCTGCCTTCTAAGGAAATGTTTCTTAGCGCCGCACTTCAGGAGGGGTATTTCCCTCGCCAGTGGGCGGCCGGAAAGCATGAGCAGGGCGAGCTCATCTACTGCAAGACAAACATCGCCGGATTCTTTTTTGATGCCGTACTGAACGTGTCCACGGAGCATACCGCCGTCGTGACATCGCACCCGGTGCAGACCGGGGCGAATATCTCGGATCACATGTACTTAGAACCGGTACAGATCACCATGGAGATCGGCATGAGTGACTGCATGGCCTCCATGGTGCGTGGCCAGTGGGTGGGCGCCTATACGAAGTCCATCTCGGCCTACCGGAAGCTCTGTGAGCTGCAGGCCGCGCGTATTCCCTTCACGGTGCTGACGCGTCTCAACCAGTATCAGAATATGGTCATCCGCTCGATTTCCGTCAACGATGACGCCAGTACGCTGTACGGCCTTCGTGCCACGGTCAATCTGCAGCAGCTGATTCTGGCAAATGTGACAACGGAAAAAGTCTCTGCTCGTGAATGGACGAGCGGGGCGGGGGCGAACCGCGGAGAAGTCCAACCGACGCCGGAGCCCACATCGACTATCCGAGCTATGGAAGACGCTTCGAAAGGGGGCGAGGGCTGATGGCTTACTGCAGAATACCTTTGACGTGTCAGACGCAGTCTGTGCAGACATTCAAGCTCACGCTGGATGGCGGTAAGCGGAACATCAACATCAAGCTCGTGCTCCGGTATATGGATCTATACGATACGTGGATCGCCGCCATCTATGACAACAGCACGGGAGACCTTCTGGTGGACATGATGCCGCTGGTATGCGGGGTGAATCTCCTCGGCCAGTATAAGCATCTTTCTATCGGGGAGGCGTACATTGTGCCGGTTTCTGACACGCTCATCATGCAGCCGGACAACAAGACACTGGGGACGACCTTCGTTTTAATCTGGGGGGACGCATCATGAGTTTTGCGAGTGCTGCCCTCGGGGCAGCGGTAGAAACCACGCTGGCCAAGCAGTGGGGCGCAGACAAGGCGAATCCCAATGCCAAGCCGACACTGACGCGGCCTAACGGTGCTCTCTGGCTCAGGAAGTATAAGATCCTGGTCACGGACAAGAATGATGAGGAAGCGCTGAACGTTTCCGACCTGCACTGCACCTTCGAGGTACACAAGAAAAGGGATCGGGGCGGCTTCTATGCCATCGTTCATATCTATAACCTGAATGCCGACACCGAGGATAAGCTGGTCATGGAAGGCGACCGGCTGATCATCGAGGCGGGGTATCAGGCGGAGCAGACGGAGACGTCCAAGGATGAGGCGGGCAATGAGGTCAAGACGACCGTCGACCTGCAGTATGGGAAAATTTTCGACGGGAAGATCATATGGCCATCGCGATCGCGTGATTCTAATGTAGACTACGTCCTGACGCTCATGGCCATCGATGGCGACCAGCAGCTGAACCTCAATTTCATATCCAAGACCGTGAACCGCGGCCTGAATTCTCGAAAAATCATCGAGACCGTGGCGAATGACAGCGAAGAGAAGACGCCCGTGAATCAGGTATCGGACGGCCTGTCGGATCAGGCGCTGCCAAGGGGCAAGGTGTTCTTTGGCCGTCCCTATGACTATATACAGAATGTGTGCCGTGGGAACGCGGCCTCTTTTTATGTGGAAGACGGCAATCTGAACATCGTCCGCTTGCAGGATGTGGGAAAGGATGAGGCGATCGTCGTATCTCCGGAGACGGGACTTGTCGGGACGCCGCAGCAGGTACAATTCGGGCTGTCATTCAAGATTCTTTTGAACCCGGCCATCCACCTGCAGTCGCTCATTAAACTGAAGAACGTGCAGGCGAATGAGGCGAGCGTGACACCTGGCCAGCAGCAGGCGCCGCTGGATGATGAGTGGATTTATCAGGTCATGGAGCTGACACACGTCGGAGATACTCGAGGGAATGACTGGTACACGGAAATACAGGGAATATCCCGCTACGGGAAGGGCTCACTGGCGGCCTTATTGGGCAACAGTGGCCAGAATGGGAACGGGGTGTGATAAATGATACCTTTGACAGAGCTTTCGCCTGACAGGCGCCAGAATAGCGAAAATTTCGCTCGCGAGCGAGAAAACAATCTGCGCGTGGCCTGCCCCGGGATCATTCAGTCGTTTGATCCGAAGGAGCAGACGGTCACTGTGCAGCCGGCGATTCGCGAGAAGCGGCTGACTCCGGAAGGAGAAGAGCAGTGGGTAGACCTGCCTCCTCTCGTTGATGTTCCCGTGGTATTTCCACGGGCTGGCGGCTATGCGCTGACATTCCCGGTGAAGCCGGGGGATGAGTGCCTGGTCATCTTTGGTGACGCCTGCATGGATGCCTGGTGGCAGTCGGGCGGCGTGCAGAATCAAATCGACTGCCGCCGTCATGATCTCTCGGACGGCTATGCCATCCCCGGTCCATGGAGCCAGCCGCGCACCATTCCGGGATACAGTACCGGATCCGTGCAGCTCCGGAATGAATCCGGATCGGCGTATGTGGAAATCGCTGGCGATACCATCAACATCGTCGGCAGCACCGTCAACATCAAGGGGAGGAAGGTGTACCTCGATTGAGTCAGGCAACAAGACTGGGAGACAAGGATACCGGACACGATTCCTGTCCTGCGACAGGGCTCATCACCGCATCCTCGAACGTGTTCATCAATGGAATGGGAGCTGCGCGCGTGGGAGACATCTATGCACCGCATGGATGCTCCGTACACGCGGCGCACTCCGGGGCGATTTCTTCAGGGAGCAGCTCGGTATTCATCAATGGGAAGCCGGCTGCCCGCGTGGGGGACTCCGTCTCCTGCGGGGGAGCAGTGGCAGAAGGATCCCCGAATGTGTTTATAGGAGGCTAGCTATGATTTACCGCATGTTAGACGCCGATGGCGACTACGTATTCGGGAGGAGCAAGCATGCTTATCTCGAAGGTGTGGAAGCTGTCGCGCAGGCCATCAAGACACGACTCCTCCTGCTCTATGCGGAGTGGTGGGAGGACCGCGAAGACGGATTGCCACTCTTTGAGAAGATTCTGGCATCCTCGGGCAGCCAATCCAACACAGAGGCTGTGGATTTCCTTTTCAAGGAACGCATCTCCGGGACGAAAGGCGTGCTCTCAATACTGGGCTATGATTCAAACTATGACAATGACACTCGAAAATACACGTTCCGCGCTGTGGTGGAGACCATGTACGGATCGCTCATTATATCGAATCTGGGAGGAACAGAATGAGTTACTTTTCTCCTTACGTAGACGGATCCGGACTTCACATGCCGACCTATCAGGACATTATGGACGATATGATCGCAAGCATGAAGAAAATCTACGGATCGGATATTTACCTCGGAAACGACAGCGCGGATTACCAGTTTCTGTCCATTCTGGCGCTGAAGGTGGCCGACAGCTATCAGGCGGTGCAGTATGCCTACAATTCCCGAAGTCCGACGACTGCCGTCGGTGCAGCGCTGGACTCCGTCGTAAAGCTGGATGGCATTTACCGGAAACCGGCAGGGTATTCGACCTGTGAACTCTATATCACTGGCACCGCCTTCACGGAAATCAAAAACGGCAGCGTCAAAGACGCCACCGGGAATGTGTGGAACCTGCCTGCGTCTGTTGTGATTGGATCGGACGGCAGCGTGCTTTCTACAGCCACCTGCAGCGTGGCTGGTGCCATCACCGCGCTTCCGGGAGACATCACGCAGATCAACACCCCGACAATGGGCTGGACGGCGGTTGAAAACAAAGTGTCGGCCATTCCGGGAAACGCCATCGAGACGGACGGGGAGCTTCGCAAAAGGCAGACCATTTCCGTATCGAATCCGTCGCAGACCATGCTGGCGGGGACGCTCGGCGCACTGCGCGCCTTGAAGAATGTGGCGCGCGTATCGGTCTATGAGAATGACACCAACCTGTCTACTGTAGACGAGGAGAATAACCCCTTCGGCCTGCCGCCTCACTCGATCACCTGCGTGGTCGAAGGGGGCGATGATAATGAAATCGCGGAGGCGATTCTCTACCATAAAGGGATCGGCTGCTATACGAATGGCACGAAGGTGGTCAAAATCAAAGACCAGAATGAATACATCAACACCGTCCGATTCTATCGGCCAAGCTATGTTCCGATCCATGTGCACGTGAAGATTAAAAAGTACACCGGCTATATTTCCAGTCTGTCGTCAACGGTAAAAAGTGCGATTTATGAATATATCAAAGGACTGGAAATCGGACGTGACGTGTCCATTTCTATGCTGACCGGCGTTATCGTGGGGTGCAATCCCATTCCGAGCAAGCCGCTATTCGGCATCTCTTCCATCACGATCGGCCGATCGGCCGGATCCATGGCAGCGGGAGACGTGGACATCAATTACAACGAAGTGGCTAGTCCTGACTATGATTTCCTCGAGGTAGAATCATGATCACGCCGACTAAGGAATACTACAGGGAGCTCATCACCTCGGAATACAGGCTCGCGCCGCGCTTCAATGATATGGTGCGGAAGATGGTGGACTATAACTGCGAGCTGGATACGTTCATTCTGAAGGTCGTGGAAATGTTTGACCTGGAAACGGCGCACGATGACCAGCTCGACATCATCGGCGACTGTGTCGGTACGTCCCGCGACCTGGACTTCGAACCGACACCGCTTGGTCGAGGGGACATTATCTGCCCGACACCGGCAGAAATGGAAAAGGACAGTGGCGAGGAGTCGGTTTACACCGTGTATCCGACACCGACACCGGTGAACATGGATGAATCGGACTTTATCAAAGGCTATGCCCCGGCAGATATCGAAGACGCTCCCCTGATCACGGACTCCGTCTTCCGCACGATGGTCAAGGCAAGAATTGTGCAGAATGTGTGGAAGGGGAACGTGCTGGAGCTTTACGAAATGTGGGCGAATCTGTTTCCGGAAAATCTAGGTATACAGATCCAAGACTTGCAGGATATGTCCTACAATATCGTGCTGGTGGGGCAGTACACAGGTCTCATGCGCGAGCTCATCATGCATGGCTATATCATCCCAAAACCGGAAGGCGTCAGGATCAATGCGCTCGCCTTTATCGATACCAGCGGTATGCCGATCTTCGCATACGATTACAATACTCTCAACTATAGCGGCTATAAGTCACACTGGCTGCAGGTCAAGAAAACGGAGGGGTAATGAATGGCAAAATCTAATTTCAGGGTATTTGCGGAAGGCGTCGCCCCCGCCAATATCCAGTCAGACAATGAATACGAGACGGACACGCAACGCGTCTCCGGCGTGGTGCCGGGCATTGCTGTTCCTTCGCTTCACAACAAGATTTATAAGCAGGCGACGATCATGGCTGCGGCCATAGCGCAGGTCATCGTACAGGCGGGACTTGATGCGATGGATGATGATTATACTGGTCTTGTTTCGAATCTCCGTAAGACCTTCGCAGGATCCGTGAATGGCGTCAAGCCGGACGCGCAGGGAAATATCGACCTCACGTCTGTCCTTGAGAACATCCGCCGGATGACCTATCCACGGATCGGCGACGTCATCATGACGAAGAATGCGGAGAACCCGTCCGTCAAGTACACCGGCACCACGTGGGAGCTTCTCGAAGAGAAGACCTTCATCATGTCGGCTGGGAATACCGCCAAAGTCGGCGAAAAGGGCGGAAGCAATACCCACGCGAACACCGTATCCGAGATGCCATCGCATACCCATGGATACACCATGGGCGAAGCTGGCGGGCATGACCACGATCGGGGAAATATGGAGATCACCGGTGAGTTTAATGCGGATGATTCAGCATTTGGACGACACGCGGACAGAACACCCCCATCAGGCGCTTTTGTCGAGGGCCGACGCGTTGACTTAGATCAAGAATCGGGCGGCGGTAGTGGTGCTCGTATGCGTTTCGTGGCTTCTCGCGCCTGGACTGGCCGCACCTCTTACGTCGCAGCACACAAGCATGCTCTCTCGATCAATGCCACAGGCAGCGGGCAGGCGTGGGACAGCCGTCCGAAGTACATTGCATTATACATTTGGATTCGTACCGCATAAGGAGGACATATGGCAGTAGAAACGAATGCGCGCATAGAATTTTCCGTTGCCTCTGTAGAGGAATGGGAAAAGGTAAACCCCAAGCTCCATCAGGGTGAGCCCGTTTTCGCAAAGAAACCGAGCGGCAAGTATATTCTGAAAGTCGGCGCACCTGGCGGGAGCACCTATAAAAATGCCGTCGTCGTATGGGATCAGGACGATGCGGAAACAAAAATGACAAGCACACAGGAGGCGGCTGCGCAGGCGCTCGCATCCAAGAATGCAGCGTCCGCGAGCGCGAGTGCGGCCAAGGTGAGTGAGAACGCGGCGGCTACGTCCAAGAGCGCAGCGGCGACGAGCGAAGCGAATGCCAAGACCAGCGAGACCAATGCAGCCGCGTCCAAGACCGCCGCCGCGAACAGCGCCAGCACCGCCAGCGCCAAGGCGACAGCGGCCGGAAATAGTGCCAGCGCAGCGGCGACAAGTGAGAAGAATGCCGCCAGCTCCGCCAGTGCGGCCGCCACCAGTGAAAGCAATGCGCTGAACAGCGCCAGCGCGGCCAGCACCAGCGCGGGTAATGCCAAGAGCAGCGAGACGAATGCGTCCGCGAGCGCGAGTGCGGCCAAGGCGAGTGAGAACGCGGCGGCTACGTCCAAGAGCGCAGCGGCGACGAGCGCGGAGAACGCCAAGACTAGCGAGACGAATGCGTCCGCGAGTGCCAATACAGCCAAGGCGTGGTCGATGTCAGATAGCAGTCCTGATGGTGTCTCTGGGAATAAATCTTCTAAGACTTGGGCAGCGGAAGCGAAGGCATCTGCAAGTAACTCTGCTGCTTCTGCTAGTGCTTCTCAGACCAGTGCTACAGCGAGTGCGTCCTCTGCTTCTAATTCTGCGAACAGTGCTAATGCGTCTAAACAGAGTGCAACAGCGAGTGCTTCTAGTGCATCGGCAGCTTCTTCTTCGGCGTCTGATGCAGCTGCAAGTGCATCTAAGGCTAAAACTAGTGAAACCAATGCAGCGAATAGTGCGAAGGCAGCGAAACAGAGTGAGGAAAATGCAAAGACGTGGGATCCTACACAGTACGTTCAGTCCGTCACAGAATCGAATGGCAAGGTAACTGTCACAAAAGGTGGTGGAGAAAGCACTATTATCAATTTAATAGACACATTCTACCCTATTGGTACTGTGTATGTATCTGCTGATAAGACCAAAACAAAAGCAGATTTTCCATTCATGCGGCACGGAACATGGGAAGAAGTACCTGCTAACCTCTGCTTGCAGACAGGCAGTGCGAGTGAAGCAGGAACGCAGAGAAGTGCAGGATTGCCGAATATTACAGGACGCTTTACTAAAGCTCCTCTCAACGACAATGGGAGCCATAATGGCTTAATAGATTTTGCTGAAGGAGCGTTTCAAAGAATGAATCCAAAGAAACGTATCACATTCTCGGATTCTACGTCGGATAAATACTATGATACGGGGAATGGCTGTAGCTTTGACGCTTCTCAATCCAATTCTATTTACGGTGCATCTGATACCGTTCAGCCCCCTGCATACATGATTAGAGCGTGGGTGAGAACGGCATAGTAAAGGAAAGGTGATTACAATGTACAACTATCCACCAGCCCCACCAGCTATCAATAGCTATGCTTGAGTAGATTCTTGTGGCGAAAGGAGATGATTATCATGGGACCTGACCGAAAGGTGGTCAAGGAATGGCTAAAGACGGTTGACCGTGAAGAGCTTGATGCAGTGCTTCAAGCCGCCATCTTTACACCTGACGAGCTGAAATACATCAATATGAGACTAATGGAAGGAATGACATTCAAGGAGATTGCTATCGACCAGTCGCTTACGAGGAAGAGCGTGGCGAGGATTGCGCGGAGAATATCTGCCAAGATGTACAAATCGGGCAGAAAACTGGGATATTTTTAGGGCTTTTCTGTCCCCATTCCCCTTCGGATTTCATTTACAATGGAATCGTAAGGAGGGGATATCATGTACGGAGAATTCTATCCAACGGGTTACTACGGAGCCACGCCTCAAATGCAGGATCGGCTGGCCATGCTCGAACAGCAGCGGCAGATGCAGCGTCCTACTCAGCCCATGGCCGTTCGCGGGCACCTGGTGACAGGCATCGAGGAGGCTCGAGCGGCACAGGTTATGCTGGATGGGACACCGTCCTATTTCCCCTCTCCGGCTGAAGGGAAGATCTATGAGAAATCGATAGATCTAAACGGGATGCCGGCATTTAAAGTCTACGTCGTATCCAAGGAACCGCCTAAGCAGGAAGCAGCACCAGCCGGAGCGCTGGCAGCACTGCAGGCGAAGGTGGAAGAGATGGAAAAGACGCTGAATGCAATGAAGGAGGAGAAAGACCATGAATCCGTTCCAGTTAATCGGCATGCTGCAGCAGGCACAAAATCCCGTAGGAATGATCCAGCAGATGGCGGGGACTGATCCTTTGATGGGCCGTGCGATGCAGATGGGCAAAGGAAAGAGCCCAGATGAAATGAAAGCGATCGTCCGTAACCTGGCACGCCAGAAGGGGTGGAGCGACGAACAGCTCGGTCAGTTTCTTTCTCCATTTGGCTTGAAACTCTGATGTGCGCACTCAGATTTCATAGATTCCATGTAAAGGAGGAACAGAAAAAATGGAAGGAATTACACCGGTAATGAATGTCGGGACTCCGGCTGCCAACTATGGCGATGGCTGGGGCGGCGGATGTGGAGCCTGGCTGATGTGGGTGATCGTCATCTTCGCTATGATGGGCGGAGGCTGGGGTGGCTTCGGCAACCGCGCCGGGCTGACGCAGGCTGAAATGCAGCAGGGATTCAACCATCAGGATGAAATGGGACAGCTCCGCGGCGTTTCCTATGGACTTGCGGATTCAACCTTTTCTCTTAACACTACTATGCTTCAGGGGCAGGCAGGGCTTGAGAAAACGGTTATGCAAGGGAATTATGCCCTCGGTAGTCAGCTTGCTGAGAACCGCTTCGCGCAGCAGAACTGTTGCTGCGAAACAAACCGCAACATTGATGCAGTAAGAGCGGAAGGATACAGGAACACCTGCGAGCTGAAGACAGCGATCCATGATGAGGCTGAGAAGACCCGCGGCATGATGATGGCGAGCCAGATTCAGGAGCTTCGCGACAAACTGGCTGACCGTGACCGCGATCTCCAGTCCGCAAACTTCAACCTGTCTCAGGTGATGCAGACATCTGCAATTGTCGGTCAGCTTCGCCCATTCCCGCAGCCCGCGTATATCACCGCGAGCCCATACCAGACACTTGCGGGCTACGGCCTCTGCCACTGCAGTACTGGCACTGGCACTGGCACGGTAACCCCTTGATTTAATGATTTCCAAGACCTCCATCGGAGGTCTTTTTTATTGGAGGGACTATGGACTCAGCTTTATTTTCTTTTCTCCTGCATGTCGTGTACTCTGCGGGGGCATTTGTTTTTGGTTACGCTTGGAATAAATCGCGCAGTCTGGCACGGAGGCAGGAGGGCGTCGAGCAGGGGACGCGTATACTTCTTAAGATGAATCTTATCCGAATTCATCGCGCATCGTCGAAGCAAGGGTGCATCACATACGATGACGCAGCGCTGGCGGAGGAAATCTATAATGCGTATCACGCGCTGGGTGGCAATGGATCCGGAACCCATATGCTGGCAGATATTAAAAAGATGAGGATGGTGGGCAACGATGGAAAAGTTTAAATGGCTGATCGAACGGATCAATCGTGAGCGTGAGCGCACTCGCAAAGCGAAGTCGTCCATGCGAATTGTGTGGTTTTATGGCATCGGTCTTGCACTGATCAGCGCGCTTCTCGTGGGCGGGTGGGTATACCAGTGGATCCTGACCGGACATCCCGACCTTCCGCTCCTTGTGTCCTGTTTCAAAGAGTACACGGCAGCCTCGGTCGTGGCTGCCGTGACCTTTCTTTCCGTATTTAATGTCGATAAAAATCATGACGGGCGGCCGGATGCCGCGGAGATTCAGGCCAAGAAACCAAAGGATCCTCCCAAGGTACAATTCCCGTCCTTGCCCAAGAAGGAGGCGTCCCATGACTAGAGAAGAGCTGGCTAAGGCCATCGCAGATGGCATCATCGAGGTGGGGGTAGAAGGAGACTTCGATTCCGTTTCCTGCTCAACCGCCGGAGACTATCCGTCGATCGGTGTATCGCAGTGGGAAGGGGATCGAGCGGAGGACTTGCTTGGCCGTATCCCCGGCGGCGATTACTACGCAGGACGATCCTATTCGGACATTTACTACGGCGGAGACATGGAGGGGTTGAAGGAGCTGCTGAATTCTCCTGACGGCCAGTCCGCTCAGCGTGAGAAGCTGGCAGAGGACTGTCTGGACTACGTAGACGAATTATGGGAGATTCCAAATCTGGATGACACCCGCTGCACGATCTACGCAGGTATGTGGTGCCCGACTTCGACGTCCGTGGTGTGCCGCTTCCTTGCCAACCGGCAGTGGAATTATGACCTGCGCGACTTGGACGTCCTGTGTGCGCTCTTTAAATACCAGTATGCGCACGCGGCGGGGTGTGATGAGTATCAGGAAGGCTATGCGAATCGCGCCAATGCCACTTACGACTACTGCAAAGAGCTGGATGTATAAAAAGTGGCTATATCGAAAATATGCGATGGGATTAAATAGCCCTGACAGGCGCCGGAGGCGTTTCCTTTGAGTAATTGGAATCGCGGACGCCTGTCAGGGCCTAAATTCGCAATCCTTAGCGATTTGTATTATAATTGAAGGTGTGAAATGTGGAAAAAGACAAAATGCGTCTCGCTTGCTGCTGCGTTGCTGGTGTGCTCCTCTTGTTGGCCTGCTATTTCTTATGGCGAGGAGACTACGGAGCAGGAAGTGGTGATGTCGGCGGATCAATTCAGGACATTGAAAGAGACGTCGGCGAAGCTCAGAGCGGAATTGACACTGCAAGACGAGAAAATCAAAATGCTAGAGAAGAGCTCGGACGGATCGGCGGAGGAATTGATCGCGCTGCAGAGCGAGCTCACCGATTGCAGGAACAGACTGCAGCAGACCGAGAGCTCCTTAGAGAAATCCGAGCAGGCAATGAGCGCTGCCAAGACTTCGCTCTCGAACTTGAACGAACACTTGGAGACATTGAAAGCCAAAATCAAAAGGCTCGAGCATCAACAGGTGATCGCAAAGAGACAGCGGGACGTGTGGGCGGCGATAGCCGTGGTGAGCCTCGGTAGGATCGTGTTTTCCGGACTATGATTTTGTCAAAAATTTGGCAAAAATCTATCCTGAATCCCTGTTATTTGACGCCACACGACAAAAATTTCTAAAAAAAGAGAAGTAAAGAAATTCGATATTATCGATCTTTTTTTAATTAAATAAAAATTCCCAAATCAACCCGGGTATGTTATAATTAAACATCGAATTTTCCGATAAAACCCAAAGACTAGGAAAGAAGGATATGTA